AAAGGTAAAGAACGTATTATAAGGCATGAATTTCCCAATGGAAATAAATGGTTTTTTGAAGGACAAAAAGGTCAAGAACGTTGTATAAGGAAAGAATGTCCAAATGGAGGTAAATTGTTTTATGAAGGACAAAAAGGTCAAGAACGTTATATAAGAAGAGAATTACCAAATGGAAATAAAGAAATTTATGAAGGACAAAAAGGTCAAGAACGTCTAATAAGGAAAGAATGTCCAAATGGAAATAAAGAAATTTATGAAGGACAAAAAGGTCAAGAACGTTGTGTAAGAGCAGAACAAGTAATGAAATTGGGTAATTTTACAATTAGAAAATTAGCAGATGATACTTTACATTTTAAAAGTTCTACACAAGAATGTTTTTTAAAAGAAGAAGATGGAGAATTAAATTTATTTTCTTCTAAAAGAAAATTAGATGCAATTAATACAGACGAAGAATCTAATAGTAAAAAATCAAAAAAATGAAAATAAAAACTAAATTAAATTTAAACAAACAATATAATTTATTAATTAAACATTATTTTTTTTTATTAAACTATAAATAATTCTATATTACTTACTAAATAATAATTACGTACTAAATAATGAATAATATTCTAGTATTAGGTAGTGGTGCTAGAGAACACGCGATTATTGATACATTACTATATTCACAAACAATTAAAACAATTTTTGTTTATCCTGGTAATGATGGTATTTTTAATCAATCGAATAAAATAGCCAAAACAACAATAATAAATTATGAAAATTCCTTAGTAGAATTTTGTAATACTAATAAAATCCATTTTGTTATATCAGGTGCTGAAACTTTACTTGTTGACGGTATTTATGATTATTTACAAAATCATAATATTAATTGTTTTGGTCCAAATAAAGAAGGAGCTTTGATTGAAGGTTCTAAGGCATTTTCAAAACATTTTATGGTTAAAAATAATATTCCAACTGCTAATTATAATACTTTTACATCATTTGATACTTTTAGACAATTTTATGAAAAGTCAATTAAAAATAAAAATGATAAATATGTTATTAAAGCATCTGGTTTAGCAAGTGGTAAAGGTGTTATTATTCCAGAAACAAATGAAGAATTATATAAAGAAGTAGAAGATATGTTAGTTAATAAAAAGTTTAAGGATGCGTCAAATGAAATTATAATTGAAGAAAGATTAGAAGGTGAAGAAGTATCTATAATGGGTTTTTGTAATGGTTCTGAAATATCATTAATGCCACAAAGTCAAGATTATAAAAAGATTTATGATAATAATAAGGGTTTAAATACTGGTGGAATGGGTTCTCATGCTCCAGTATTTATTTTAAATGAGAGTGAATTAAATGAAATAGAGGAACATATGAATAAAGTTGTAAAAAAGTTAAATTATAAGGGTATTCTTTATGGTGGAATTATGAAAACTGTGGATGGATTATATTTTCTTGAATTTAATTGTCGTCTAGGTGATCCAGAGGCACAAGTCCTATTGAATTTAATTGATACTAGTAAAACTGATTTATATACAATTATAACAGATTGTATGAAAGGAAATAAGATTAATGTAGAATGGAAAAGAGGATATGTTTCTAATCTAGTATTATCACACGAAGATTATCCTATAAGAAAATCAGATAAAGATTTAAAGATAATTATTGATAAAGAAAAATTAAAACATAATAATATTAAAATTTATTGGAGTAATGTTTCAATAGATGATAATAATAATTATTATACTAGAGGTGGAAGAGTTCTATCTATGATAAATTATAATGCTTATTCATTTGAAGAGACATTTACTACAATTTATAATAATGTAAAATGGATTACATATGAAAAACAATATTATAGAAGAGATATTGGATTAAACAAACAGTATATTTTATGTAGTAATAAAATCCAAAATAAAATCCAAAATATATCAACTATTAAAAATAATAGGAGTATTAAAATAGGTATATTAGGTTCAACTAAAGGGAATAGTATTGATTTATTGATAGATAAAATATCTAATAAAGAGATTAATGCTTCAATTGAATTAATAATTACAAATAGAAAAATTGCTCCTATTTTAGAAAAGGCAAAAAATAATAATATAAATTATATTTATTTATCACCAAAAAATCAAAATAGAGAACAATATGATAGACAAATAGTAAATTTAATGCGTATATTTGATGTAGAATTAATAATTTTAGTAGGGTATATGAAAATAGTTTCCCCAATATTAATTAATGAATATAAAGGTAATATTATTAATATTCATCCATCTCTTTTACCTAAATATGGTAATATGATGGATTTAGATGTTCATCAAACAGTAATTAATAATAAAGAGAAATTTACTGGATGTACTATTCATCATGTTGTTGAAGAGGTTGATGGTGGAGATATTATTCAACAAAAACAATTATTAATAGAAACAGATAATCCTTTAAAGTTAAAACTACAAATACAAAAACTAGAAAGTGAATCTTTAATTGAAGTAATTTCTATATATTTAAAAAAGAGTTTAACTTATAAAGATAGTGGTGTTAATATTGAAGAGGGAAATAATCTAGTATCTAATATTAAAGAGATTTCAGATGAGATTGGTGGATTTGCCGCATTATATGAATATAAATTACCACAAATTCAACAAAATAATCACCAATCAATAGTATTAGGTGCCGCAACTGATGGAGTTGGAACAAAATTAGAAGTGGCAATTAAAATGAATAAGTTTGATACAATTGGTATTGATTTAGTGGCAATGTCTGTTAATGATTTATTTGCTTGTGGTATAAAACCATTGTTTTTCTTAGATTATTTGGCTATTGATAAAATGGATGCGGTTAAATGTAAGAAGATTATTGATGGTATTAATAAAGGATGTAATTTGGCAAATTGTCAATTAATAGGAGGTGAAACAGCAGAAATGAAAGGTATTTATATGAAAGATAAGTTTGATATGGCTGGTTTTGCTGTTGGAATACAAGAATATAAATTAGAACCATTAAAGAATATTAAAAGTGGTAATTATATTTATGCTTTACCTTCAAGTGGTATTCATTCAAATGGATATACATTGGTTAATAAATTACTTAAATTTAGCGATTATAATTTAGAAGAAATTATAGCTCCAACCCGAATTTATATGGAAACTTTATATTTATTAGAAAAGTATAAGGTTGAATTAGTAGGTATATCACATATTACAGGTGGTGGATTTGTTGATAATATTACTAGAATACTTCCAAGAGGACTATCATTTAAATTAAAAGAATGGGATTTTCCGCCAATATTTAAATGGATTCAAAAACAATCTAATATTTCTAGAGAGGAAATGTTAAATACGTTTAATTGTGGTTATGGAATGGTTTTTATATTTAATACATCTATTATTGAAGAGGAAGGATTAGATTTAATTGGTAAAATTATTTAAAATTAAATTTGTATATATATTTATTTTTTTATTAAAAATTGATTTTTTTAAGTAAATAAATTATTAATAACATTCATAATTATGGAGATTGAAACCAATTCAAAACATTCGGTTGCTACATTATGGTATTTTATCAGATTACTTTTCGAGATGGAACCTGAACTCGTTAAAGTTATTAAAGAATTATCTGGATATCAACCAGACATTACTCATTTAATAAAACATTTAAAAAATGATAAAAATAATTTAATAAAAGGTAAGGTTAAAACTTGGTCAGGATTTTCTGGAACATTAATAACATCAGATGGATATAAATTTCATTTCCAAGCAAGTGGAACAGCAGTAGCACCAAATTCTATATTACCAGGATTAGTGGTTGTATTTTATGGTATACAGAAAAAACCATTTCCTTGGCAAAAAAATAATCTTCCTGTTGCATTTGGTGTATACTCTTATAAGACTAAAATGGAACATACTCACAACTTTCTGATATAAGAATTTGAACTATAATCAAATAATATTTATTTAAAAGGTGTAAAACAAATATATGTTTAATTGTTTATTATATTTAAATTTCAAATTAATCAAAAAAAAAACTAAAATATTATAAAAATTGAATTTTTTTTAAATAATAAATTTATTATAAAAAATGTCTTCATCATCAACATCAACACCTACACCTTCACACGATTGTCCGGTATGTCGTAAGACATTAGCACCACGTAGCGATGACCCAAAGGTTATTGAGAAGGCACTTGAACATCATACAAAGGCTGTCCATACTGAAAAGCCCGAAGAGCCCTTAATTTGGCCTGGTTCAGGACGACCAGTTGTTTGTGAGGATGGTTGTTGGGGTGGTTGTGGTAGGGTCATTTATGATAGTTATGAGTTTACAAGTGGTGAAGAGACTTTTTTTGGAATGACGCACCCAAAGATTATTTCGATTGAAGAAGCTGAAAAATTAGGTATTAAGGCAATGTGTGGATCACAAAGATGTGTGTGGGGATAAAATATACCAAAATATACCATTTATAAAAAAAAAATAAAAAAAAACAAAAAAATTGATTTTTTTTAAAATAAATTATAAAACATACGCACTCACAAAAATGGAGATTGAATTACGAGAGCAATCAGAGGAGCAATCCGCAGTAATTTTGTGGTTTTTTGTCCGGTTTGTTTACGTAATGGAACCTGCACTTTATGAAATGATTAAAGAATTGGCTACATTTGAAAAAATTCATGTGTGTCCATTTCCAATGTGCTTTCTTGTATGTGCTCCACGAAGTAAGTGTTTGTCAGTCATAACAGACGCTGTTAAGCACCATCGAAGAGCAAGACACGGAATAATTAAACCAAAGCCTCAAAGAATCCGCTTTGCTTTATGGCCGGATGGATCTGTAATTAGATGTGAAATAGGTGCTCGTGAGTCAGATACTGGTTGTGGTAAATGTCTTTCCGACCCTAAATTTTATGGAGACGGATACATTACAATTGAACAAGCGTTTGATCAAGGTGTAAAGGCAGTTTGCGATGATTGTTATTGGGGATAATAACTGTTAATTATTTTAAAAAAAAAAATTGATTTTTTTTATTAAATTAGTATTATTAAAATATTAGAACTTAATTATTTAATTTTCAAATATGTCAAAAAATAATTATTTCATTATGAGAGATTGGATTATTAAAAAACGTAATGAATGGAATACAAATACAAAAAAAAGATTAAAATACAATAATAATTTGAAAGAATATTCGGATGCTCTTGCGAAAAAAGTGGATGGAGCACTTATTAAATTATATAAAAGTTTTAAGAGTGAAAAAAGAGATACTCCAAGAAATCTGAAAATTGTATTTAAATCAGATAAAAGAGGTGAAATTAAACAATATAATCAGTTTAGAATACTAGACCAACATGCTTTAGTTGTAGATATTTTAGAATATTCAGATAAAGAAAATGAACCACATTATTATATATCATTTCCAAAAAGTAGAGAATGTGATGTATATTTTGAAACATCAAAAAGTTTAGAAGATTATCACGATATTTGGATTATTAAAGAGGCTTTAGTATTTGAAAATATTAATGAACATATCTTTATTAGTTATAATTCGACTTATATTAAATAAATATATTATTAAATATTAATTTATTGAATAAATTAAAAATTGATTTTTTTTAATTAATATTATATTTCATAAAAATATTAAAATAAAACATAACAATGTATTTTACAAGAGAATTATTTTATTTAATACATAAAATTAATAGTTATGAAAATGGCATTACGGGTATAATAAAATATTTTACAAACTCATTTACTTTTACTTCAAATAAACAATTAAAAAATGCAGTTAATGAATATAAAAAAGATAAAATTCAATGTGAAAAAATGTATGGTTCTATAAAATATTGGGATACATCTAAAATAACTGATATGTCTCATTTATTTGAGGATTTCCGTGATTTTAATGAAGATATTTCAAGATGGAATGTATCAAAAGTGATTAATATGTCTTATATGTTTGGTTATGCTAAATCTTTTAATCAAAAATTAGAAGATTGGGATATTTCAAATGTAGTGCGTATGTCTTATATGTTTTTTGAAGCATTATCGTTTAAATCAAAAACATTAATTCGCAAATGGACTATTCCAACAATTAAATATAATGATCAAATGTTTTATGCTACTGATTTTTCATAAATTAAATAGTTTCTTTATTATCAGAAAATTGGATTGTTTGTAAAAATCCACATTTTTTTACTAATATTTCATTTATTTTTGTATACATTTCATTAATTGTTTTAAAATCAATTAAATTTTTTTCATAAAACATTTTAAATATATTTACTTCTTTTAAAATATCAACTTTCGATATAATAAGATGTGTTGTTCCAGAATAATTAATAGCCATTATTAATTTATCTAAATCAAGCCAATTAACTTTACGTTTTCTTCCTGTAGTTGTTCCATATTCTTCACCAACATCACCTATTTTTTTTAATTCAACATCTTCTAAAAGACTTTCTGGAAAGTCGGTATCTATTCCTGAACGTGTATCATATATTTTGGTTGCTCCATAAATATGCCTGATTAATTGAGGTGGAAATCCTAGACTACAACATCCATATGGTAAAGTACAAGAAGAAGTTATAAATGGATAATTGCCATAATTAATATCTAACCAAAATCCTTGTGCTCCTTCACATAAAATACATCCATATAATTTCTCATCCCATATATAATCTTTAAATATATCAGAAAAATCACAAACACGTTTTCCAATTCTTGCGTATTTATCACGATATGCTGGAGCAATTCCGGATGATGTTGTTCCTAGACTTTTAAGATGATTTGATGAAGTTTCTTCAGTTAAATGTTGTTCTGTAATAATATGTGTTTTGGGAGATATTTTAATAAGTGAAGTATCAAATCCATTTTGTTTAAGATAGTCTATTTCTTTAAAAAAACTTTTAATATTTATAACACAATCAGGTCCAATTATTGATTTAACACCATAAAAAACTCCAGAAGGAATTAAGTGTGTTTTATATTTTTTATTATTAATATAAATAGTATGTCCTGCGTTATTACCACCTGCCCATCTACAAACAAAATCATAATTTTTAGATTTAGCTAGATAAGAAGTTATTTTTCCTTTTCCTTCATCTCCCCACGCTAATCCACAACATACATCTACATATTTTATATTCATTTCGTATTAAAATATAAATATTTTATAATTAATAATAATTATTAATTATTTATTATTAATTATTAAATTAAAAAAAAGTTTAAAACAAAATAATAATAATTATAAAAAATTTTTTTTTTTTATTAAAAGATTATTAGTATTAACGGTATCAAGGTTTCTTTCCCTTTACTTGTTTCTTTCTACTAAGAAATCTCTTAGAACGTGCCGTCGATAATGTGGAACGATATTCTTTAGTGAGTTTTATCCACCAAGGTATTTGTAACCTACGTCTTCGTTTAACTTGTACCCCAGGATATGTCTTCTCCTTTTCCTTATTAGAGAATCTTGCCTTGTACTCAGCCTGAAGTTTTGCTTTATATATCTTCCAAAATTTAACTGCTTTTTCAATAGGAACTTGACCCTCCTCTAAATTTTCAATTAATTCTCTCAGTTGATCAATAGACATATCTCTTGGATTGGTGTTTTCTGTCGTTTCAGCTGGTGGGAAATACATTCTAAATCCCGGTCCTGTGTTAATAGAGGATGATATCTCAGCAATATCTGCAAGAATTGTTGCATCATCCAAACCAAAAGATTCCATTGTTTGGATGTCCTCTATTTTGTTAATATTATTAATTAAATTAAAAAAAAATCAATTTTTATGAATTTTATAAAATTGATTGAGTAAAATAGACAATTATATGTTATTTTTATATAAAATATAAATATTATTATAATTAATAATAATTATTTATTATTATAAAATTAAAAAAATAATTAAACACAAAAGAAATAATAATTTTAAAATTGAATTATAACTTAAATACTATAAAATTATTATATAATATTAAATAATCTAACAACTTATAATTACATAGTTATAAATTAATATGTCTAATAATTTATTAATGGATAATAATACAAAATATAAAAAGAAATCATATGAACAACTAGATAAAGAATATTTAGCTAGAAAATACCTAACAGATAATGAAATTATTTATTTTTGGAAAGAACATAATATTTTCAAAAAATCAATTAATGATAATTTTCCAAAGTTTAAGTTCTATGATGGTCCACCATTTGCTACAGGAGAACCCCATTATGGACATATTTTAGCAAGCACTTTAAAAGATATTATTCCTAGATATAAAACTCAAAATGGTTATTGTGTTAATAGAGTTTTTGGATGGGATACACACGGATTACCAATTGAACAAATTATTGATAAAAAATTTAATATTAAAACAAGAGAAGATGTATTAAATTTCGGTATTGAAAATTATAACAACGAATGTAAGAAAAATGTATTAGAATTTAGAGAAGTGTGGAGAGATACGATTGGTAAATTAGGTAGATGGGTTGATTTTGATAATGATTACAAAACGATGGATAAAACATATATGGAAAGTGTATGGTGGGTTTTTGGTGAATTATATAAGAAAAAATTAGTTTATAAAGGTGTTAAAGTAATGCCTTATTCTAATGGATGCACTACACCTCTTTCCAATTTTGAATCAAAAGAAAATTATAAGGATGTTTCTGATTATTCATTAACAATTAAATTTAAATTAGAAAATTGTGAAAATACTTATTTATTAGTATGGACGACTACTCCTTGGACCCTTCCGTCAAATTTATGTATTTGTGTTAATCCTGATTTATATTATTTAAAAATTAAATCAAATAAAGACAATAATAACTATATTATTTCTAAAGAGTGCTTAGAAAATTATTTCAAAGATAAAAGCACTTATGAAATTATTAATAGTTTTAAAGGAACAGAATTAAAGGAAAAGAAATATATACCATTATTTAATTATTTTTATGATGACTATAAAAATACAGCATTTAAAATCATTACGGATAAATATGTAAAATCAACAAATGGAACTGGATTAGTTCATGTTGCTCCTGCTTTTGGTGAAGATGATTATAGAGTTTGTTTAAATATGAATATTATTGATAAATTAAATCATCCTCCTTGTCCTTTAAATGAAAATGGATTTTTTACAGATGATGTTATTGATTTTAAAGGACGTTATATTAAAGACACAGAAGATGATATTATTGATTATTTAACAACAAAAGATATTGTTTTTAAAGTTTGTAAAGAAATTCATTCAGTTGGATATTGTTATAGGTCAGATACTCCATTAATTAGTAAGGCTGTTGATTGTTGGTTTATTAATGTTGAAAAAATTAAACAAAAGATTTTAGATAATAATTCCCAATCAGAATGGACCCCTGAACATATTAGAGATAATAGATTTCATAATTGGATTGAATCATCTGTTGATTGGTGTTTTTCAAGAAATAGATATTGGGGAAATCCTATTCCTATTTGGATTAGTGATGATGGTGAAGAAAGGGTCTGTGTAAGTTCAATAGATGAATTAGAAGATTATGCTAATTTACCTAAAGGTAGTATTACTGATATTCATAGTCATAAAATTGACCATATTACTATTCCTTCAAGAGAGGGTAGAGGTAAATTAAAAAGAATTCCAGAGATTTTTGATTGTTGGTTTGAAAGTGGTTCAATGCCATATGCACAACACGGATATCCAAAAACAACTATGAATATTGATGATATTTTTCCTGCGGATTTTATTGCGGAAGGATTAGATCAAACACGTGGATGGTTTTATACATTAATGGTTATTTCTACTGCTTTATTTAATCAACCTGCTTTTAAGAATGTTATTGTTAATGGATTGGTGCTTGCAGAGGATGGATTTAAAATGTCAAAAAAGAAAAAAAATTATCCACCTGTAAATGATATTTTAAATGAATATGGTGCTGATCCAATTAGATTATATTTAATTAATGGTCCTCTTGTAAAAGGAGAAAGTATTAAATTTAATAAAAAATATATTAGACAAATTATTAACAAGGTTAATATTGTAATTTATGATTGTGTTAAATATTTATTAGAATTAATTAATTCATATAAAAGCTTAAATGGGAATGATTTTAAATCGACTAATATTTTTGAAAATCAAGATACAATTGATAATTTGACTGATAAATGGATTTTACAATATACTAATAATTTTATTAATGAAATTCATAAAGATATGGAAAAATATAAATTACATAATGTAGTATCTAATATAAGTAATTTACTTGATAAATTATCTAAATGGTATTTAAATTTGAATAAATCTAGATTTAGTCAAAATAATTATGTGTGTTTAAATGTATTTTATTATTGTATTTATCACATTATGATTACAATTGCTCCTTTCACTCCATTTATTTCAGAGGATATTTATCAAAAAATTAAAAAATATAGTTATAAAGAATGTGAAAGTGTGCATTTAGTTCAAATGTCTAAATCTATTTGGAATAATGATACTAAATTATTAAAAACTATGGATAATTTAATTAGTATTATTAATACTGCTCGGAAAATTAGAGAAACAAAATTAGAACGTTCTAAAAATAAACCAATAAATGAATTATTAATTGTTCATAATAATAAATCTTATCTAGATGAATTACAAGAATTAGAATTATATATTAAAAATGAAATTAATACAATGACTATTAAATATTGCACTGATGAAAATAAATATATTAATTATAAATTAAAATTAGATGATAAACAGGGTAGAATTTATAAAAGAAAATTTCAATCACTTAATGACCATATTAAAAATAATTTATCTTTTACAATTGAAAATATTAATAATAAAGATGATTTAGAATTTGAATTTGAAAATGAAAATTATAAAATTAATTATGTTGATCTAGTAGTTAAGAAAGAAAATAAAAATACTAATTGTCATTCAGAAATTGAAAATAATTTCTTAGTAATGATGGATGAAATTTATACAGATGAAATGGAATTAATTTATCAAGGTAGATTATTTTCTAGATTTTTAAAAGAATTTAGAAAAGAATCTAATTTAGTTTCATCAGATATGATTTTAATGTTATATAATTTACAAGGCAATACAATTGATAATTTTGATAAAATATTGAAATATACTGAAAATAATATTAATGATTATTTACACGAAATTAAATACTATATTAATCTTGATTACGAAAAAACATATACAATTCTAGATAATGAAATAGAAATATATTTTTTAAACTTATAAAATTATAAAATTATAAAATTATAAAAAAAATATATATATATATTATTTTTTTTATTAAAAATTAAAGTAATGCTTTTAAATTTTTAATTTCATCTTCTAATATTTTAATATGGTATTCATGATTAGTAGAATATTTTTTAGAAGAATTACATTCATTATTTAAACTATTTATATGTTTATTCGCACATTTTAATCTAGTTTTTTTACTATATATTTTACATTTAGTGCGTCTTCTTAACTCTTTTGCTCTCTTTTTTTCTTAATTATTTAAATCACAATTTTTTATAAGCTTTCTCCAATCTTTACTTTCAGATAGAAAGTCATTTTCTGTAAATACATTTTTAATTTTATCATCTAAATAATGTTGTTTTTTACCTCTATAATTATACTTTTGTTCTTTTTTAGTATTCGTTTTTAATGGTTCATTTAAATTACTAATTATATTATCAATTGACTGATTTAAAATATATAATTCAGAATTATTATTTTCTAAAGTATCATCATTATTATTAGTATTATTATCTAAATTAAATAAAAATAAATTATCAAATTTATCAATATTTTCATAATTATTATTATGTATAAAATTCATAATTTTTTAATTATTTAATTTAAATAATCTTAAAATTAAAAAAAATCAATTTTAAATTTTCAAATAAAATATATTTTTATTTTATATAATTATATAATATGAATACTAATAAAAGAGAATTAAATAAATTAGTAAAATCAATAAATACATTAACTAAAAAAGCCACTAAAAAATCCTCCAAAAAATCCTCTATGAAATCCTCTAAAAAAGCAAGTAAAAAAGCAAGTAAGAAAGCCAGTAAGAAAGCCAGTAAGAAAGCCAGTAAGAAAGCCAGTAAGAAAATGCCAAAAGAAAAACATATTTTATGTAAAAATAATATTTGTGCGAATACAAGAACAATATTTCATTCACCAAGAATGAAAAATACAAAAGAAGAACTTAATAAAATAATTTATTACTTTTATAATTTGGATGATAAAAAATTATATAGATTAAGAAAAGAAAAATATGATATATTAAAAGATAAAAGAGGTTATTTATTACAAATATCATATAGATATTTTATTAGTGATTTTGATAAAACACATAAATTATCAACTGATGTTATGGTTTTTATAAAATATACAAAAAAAGAGGATATGTCTGAATTAGCAGGAATATCAAGTAAAACTCCATATGGTTTTGGGTGGAACTATTCAATGGTTTCAAGAGATTTATTACCAAAATCTGTTTCAATAAAAGATGAAAGTAAAACTGTTGATAAAAGTAAATTTGAAAATTATATTAAAGAAAGTATTAATAGTTTTAAACAAGAATTTGATATGTTAGATTTATCAACAGAATTAAATAAACTAAATGCTTATGTAGATAGTTATGATAATTTACTAGATAAATATTATAAGGAATGTGTAGGTTCAACTGTTGATGTATTTAAAATTAAGAATATGGCTTAATATTATTATTATTATTTTTGTATTTATATTTGTGTATTTAATTATATTAAAAAACTTTTACACCTTTGAACATTTAATACCAATTACGGCACAAGCTATTCTAGCACCAGCATTACCAGTTTTTTCTGATTCTGCTTTTAATTCTCCAACACCTTTTCCAAGGTCATCCTCTTTATCGTGAATTATTATCATTCTACCTAATATATTTGTTTTAGTATAAGAAAGTGATAAATCATTTGCTATTATTTTTCCAGATGCGATTTTATTTTTAGAAGTAATATTTCCTAGATCACCTGCGTGTCTTTCTTTTGAGTTAAGACCACCGTGTTTTTTATTAAAAGGATTAAAATGAGCACAAGCACTATTACATCCATCACTTAAATCTCCATATTGGTGTATATGAAACCCATGTTTTCCATCAGATAATCCAGTTATATTATATTCTATTTTTAATTTATTATGTTGTAATTGTGTAAAAACAATGCTACCTTTTATTTTTTTTGTATCTAGTATAGCAATTGCTTGTTTTTTTTTATTAATTGAACTACAAGACATTTTTATAATTAATTATATTATATATGTAATAAATTAAAATTGAAATAAAACAAAGAAATAGTTAAATTAATAAAAATATCATTATGTCAACAAATACAAAAACAAAAATTACTGAAGAACTTAATGATTTATATATAAAACAAAATGAATTAGAGATTAAAATACAAGATTTAGAGAGTAAAAAATTAGAAATAGAAAAAGTAGAATTAAGTAAACTAGGTATAACAAATTATACTGATAATTTAATAAATTTTATGAAAGAAATGAAGTTATATTTTTTAAATACTTGGGTTGATGAATATAATACTATTGAACTATTTAATGAAACAAGTAGTATTGAGGAATTTGTATGGGCATTAGGTGATACACCAACAACACAATATGAAGTATTATCAAATTCTTTTATTCCTAGTCCAGATTTTGATAAACATTTTAAAATATTGAGTAAAAAAACAAAAATAATACTTGATTATTATTGTGGTATAAGTTTTCACGATAAAGAATAATTATAATAAAAAAAAATATTATTGTTGTTTAATATATTGTTTTATTGTCATATTATTTTTAACTAATATATTGTAATTAACCATTATTATAAAACATTTACATAGAATATGATAACAATCTATATATGTTATATACAATTGTTATATTTAGTATGAAATAAATATATTTTTTTTTTCTAAATTTAAAATTTTATTTTTCATTATATAAATTATTTAAAAATAACATTAATGTTTCAGGTTTCAATAATTTATATATTATTAATATAGTATTAATATATTAATAATTTATATATTAATAATATATGAAATATGAATAATATTAAAGACCCTTGTACTGATAAATTAACTGATTTGGAATATTTAGAACATATGATACCACATCATCAAGTAGCGGTTGATATGTCAGAATTATTAATACCTCATATTAACGATCCAGTTATATTACATTTATGCAGAGATATTATTAGAAAACAAAAATATGAAATAGTAGAAATGAAAGATATGGAAAAAAGAATTTCAGATACATTATTTTATAATTCAAGCGGTGTGATTGATAAAAACATAACAAAATTAGATATTTATGAACCAAAAAAATCAAAAGCAAAAGAAGGTGAGTGTAATCCTCTTTTTTTCAAACCAGATGACCATTCAAAACATATGGAACATATGAAAATAAATTCAAAAAGTTATCTAGAACATATGATACCACATCATCAAGTAGCGGTTGATATGAGTAGGAGATTATTATTACATACTAATCATTCTTATTTAATATATTTTTGTAGAAAATTAATACTAGACCAACAAGCCGAAATATTAATGATGAATAATTTATTACAAAATACATATACACATGATAGTAGTTTATTAAGTAAATGATTATATAAATGATTATATAAATGATTATATAAAAAAGAATATTATTTGTTATTTATTGTTTTTATTTGTTTTATTAAATTATTTATGAAGAGTTGTTTTTGTTTTTTAGTAATTTCTTTCTTGGATTTAGATTTAGATTTAATAATATCTTTAATTGTTCCTAGATTATAATGTTTAACTATGGATTTTTTATTCCATAATACTAGACTAGTTACATCCCATCCATTAGGAAATTTTGAAACAAACTTTTTCTGTTTTCTATTTATTTCATTATATATTGGTTCTTGATAAGGGAAAAGACAAAATCCATTATATTTGTTATATAACTCGTGCCATTTTATAACATATGATTCAAATGTAAAATCATCATATTGAGGGAAATCTTTATGTTTAGTAGATTTATGTTTGGTTTTACGTCTATATTTTTTAAGAAATGAGGTCATTTTACTTTTATAATGACTATTTAATCCATTATATTCAGGATCTTTATTTTTAATACAATAAAGTTGTTCATAATCTACTTCAACTATTGTTATATATTGATTAGGTTTTAATATATTAAAATCGTGAAAAAGACCATCACCTTTTGAAAACCAACTACCATATGGTTTTTGAGGGTCATATTCTTTATTGTTATTATTTAGTTTAGGTTTTTTAATACTAGTTAATTTGAAGGGTTTATCCATTAATATAATCCATTGATTTGGTTTTAATGTAGAAGAGATTTGTGTTAGTAAAGTTGCATTATTATGAATAGAGTTTTTTTTAGTTTTCTTTTTAAATTTACTTTTAGATTTCATGATATATAATAATATGTGTGATATTAACTATATAAGAATTATATATAAAAGTTAAAAAATTATAAAAAAATAATTTTGATTAAGATTTATCAACTTATGTTTCTAGTAAGTAAAAGTTTTTAGGTATAAAAGACGCGATTTGTGAGTATTAGAAGGTTAGAATGTTAAAAGTAAAGGTAAAAATGAAGAAAATGAAGAGAAAAATAAGTATTATTTATAAAAAGTTTTTTTTATTAAGAGTTTACTTATGTAAAGTATAATCAATTGTTGATCTACAAATATGACAATGAGGTAATTTTGTGGAACATTCTCTACAACAACTATGACAACCCAATGTATCAGCATGTATAAGTAAAGTATCACAGGTTTTACTAAGACATATATTGCATTCTTCTCCAATATATTCTTTCTTTTTATATTGAGAACAAAGGTGTCGTGTAGTTTCATCACTACCAAATTTCTCTAGAATAGTTAATATAACAGAATCTTTTTTTCTATTACAAGCAATGTGTAAAGCATTCTTTCCAGTTTTAGTTTGAAGATTAACATCAATACCTTCTATTTTTAGTAATTCCAATGCGATTGGTATATTATAATAACAAGCAAAATGTAAAGCAGTTTGTTTACTATTAGAGTGAAGATTAACATCAATACCTTCTATTTTTAGTAATTCCAAAGCAGATGGCATACTATTTTGACAAGCATAGTGTAAAGCAGTATAACCATAAATATTTTGATAATTAACACAAATATCTTTTATTTTTAGTAATGCTAAAACAACTTCTAACATATTATTATCACACGTATAGTGTAAAGCAGTTTGTCCATATTGAGTTTGAAGATTAACATTTATATCTTTTATTTTTAGTATTTTCAAAGCAACTTCTGTCATATTCTTTCCACAAGCAATGTGTAAAGCAGTATCTCCATCATTATTTTTAATATTAACATTTATATCTT